GCATACGGTATTTGCTGTTCAAAACGACGGACGTTTATGGGTTTGGGGTTGGAACGGAAATGGGCAACTCGGCCTTGGTGATACAACGCAGCGTTTAAGCCCTGTGTTGCACAGTACATTAACCAATGTGAAAAAGGCCATTCCAACATCTGGTTATGCCACAAACGGCTCAAGCGGTCAGGGTCACGGTGTTGTTTTGCGTCATGATGGCACAATATGGACAGCCGGATACAACGGATATGGTCAGCTTGGTCAGGGTGATACCACCAACCGCACCAGCTTTACGCAGATCACTCATAGCAAAACCTTTGTTGATATTGCCACGGGTGATGGCCGTTATCCCTCTGTTGGGGCAATCACGCCTGATAAAGAGCTATATCACTGGGGTTATAATGGCTATGGCCAGCTCGGCACCGGTAACACCACCAACCAGACATCACCCTATAAGCCCAACGCGCCGTTCCAAGGTGCTGTTGAGAAAATCTCATATGGCGGTGGTTCGAGTTATGAAGGCTGTATTGTTGAGGCTGAAAACAAACTCTGGGCGGCTGGGTACTCTGGTAATGCCAACTTAGGAATTAACTCAACAGCTGGCACAAATAACACTTTTAAACGGGTACTGGGACAATCTGGTGAGATTGAGCATTGGGATTGTTTCGGACAAGGCACATCTGCTTGGGGGCTTGGTGTTTTATACACCGATGGCCGTGTGGATGCCTGCGGAGAAAGTAACTCTTACGGCGAAACAGGCACACAGCCTTCCAACTTGCACGATGTTCGCAATTTAACAAACGTTATCTTCTAAGGAGAAAATCATGACAATAAAATCATATTTGCACAGCAAAGCTCCGCGCTTTGCTGAAAGTGAAATTGCGCCTATTCATCTGGCCAATACAAACGAACGGCATTATTACGTTTTTGCCAATAAGGTCAAACCACCCAAAGGCGGGAAAAATGTCAGCGATGAAGAATTGCGGGACATTCTATCGCATAGTTTGCTCATTCGTCAGATCAAGGAAGAAGCTGGACGGCGTATTACCAAGATTGCACCTGTATGGAAGCAACAAAATGCGCTGGCTGATTTGTATATTTTAGGCGGGCGCACAGACCTAAGCGCCGAAGAAGATGAGCGCCTTACCAAAGCGCAGGATTTACTGACACAGGTGCAGGTTTTGCGTCAGCGCTCAAACGAAATTGAAGCGTCATTCTTGAACGGTGTGGCGGTGGATTACCTAACGGATCAAGCGTGGGAGGAATCAGAGGATGCCGAATAACGCATTATCTGAAGCACTGCGTGAAGCTTATGCTTCTGCACCCAGTGATATCGTGATTTTACACACGCTGGAGCTTCGCCATCCGTCCTTTGTCGATGATGACGATAGTTCTATTGCAATTCGGGTAGTGCGGGATAACCAGAACCTCACCGCCCGCATGGAAACAACTGCGCTGTTAAACGCTGGTGAAATGGTGGAGTTTATCGCCATGGGTTTTGATCTAGAATTACCGCCTGTTGATACTGCACCTGTGCCTGAAATCTCCATTACGCTGGATAATGTTAGCCGTGAGATTGTAACACATTTGGATCGCGCTGCCGAAAGTCAGGACAAGATCGAAATCACTTATCGCCCGTATTTGTCTGATGATTTGGAAGGGCCGCAAATGGACCCTCCATTTACGCTGGTGCTAACGGAAGTCAGTGCTGATGCTTCCCGCGTGACAGGCAAAGCCCGCATGCTCGATGTCGGGAATAAAGCCTTCCCATCCGAAACATATAACGCCCTTAGATTTGCGGGCTTAACAAGATAAAGAGGCACGATGACACACTGGGCAACTGAATATATTGGAAAGCCGTGGGTCGTGGCGAGTGACGGTCCTAATGAATATGACTGCTGGGGTTTGGTGGTAGCGATTCATAAACGCCTCTACGGGCGGGATTTAACCATTATTCCTGTGCAGGAAAACAATCTGCGCCAGCTGATAAAAACCATTGATGCTCACCCGGAGCGTGCGAATTGGGACGTGGTGAACAAACCGCAGGAAGGCGATATCGCTCTAATGCGTCAATCGCGTCATCCGATTCATGTTGGTATCTGGTTGGATATTGATGGCGGCGGAATGCTCCACTGCATGCAAGGCGCTGGAGTGGTATTTCAAAACTTACACAGCTTGGCACTGACAGGCTGGAAAATCGAAAATTATTATCGTTACAAAGGACATGACGCTCATGGCGCAGATTGCCATTCATCATAATCCGTTTCATCTGCACCGGAATGTAGATCTCTTTCAACCGCGTATCGGGCAGACCGTGCGTGGTTGGCTGGATGAACGCGGCATTGCTGAATTCTCCAAGCCAACATTGTGCCTTGTTGATGGTGAACCTGTTTTGCATAAATACTGGGCGCTGGTGGTGATTGCCAAAGACATGGTGGTTAGCTTTATCACACTCCCCCAAGGCGGTGGTGGCGGCGGTAAAATCCTGCGGACGGTTTTGACCATTGCCGTTATGGTGGCCGCACCTTATGCGGGGGCAGCGCTGGCTGGTACGCTGGGTGTCACCAGTGCTATTGGAACATCGCTGTTAACCGCTGGGATTGCATTGGCAGGATCGGCGCTTTTAAATGCGCTTATTCCGCCACCGATGCCCAGCTCGGCAATCAGCAATTATAATGCGACCAGTCCAAGCCCGACATATTCCCTGCAGGCACAGGGCAACCAAGCCCGCCTTGGTGAGCCAATTCCTGTGGTTTACGGTCGGCATGTTGTTTATCCCGACTTTGGCGCGACGCCATATTCGGAGTTTGTAAATAATGATCAGTTTTTATTTCAGCTCCACGTCATTGGTCAGGGTGAATATGATTTAGAGGCCATCCGCATTGAAGATACGCCAATCAGCTCTTTTGATGAGATTGAGTACGAGATTATCCAGCCCGGTGGGAACGTAACGCTCTTCGATACCGATGTTGTAACTGCGCCTGAAGTGGCAGGACAAGAGCTTCTCTCCACGGGTGACGGTGGTGATTGGGTTGGGCCATTTGTTGCCAATCCATCTGAAACGCAAACAACACTTCTGGCGCTGGATATTATCCTGCCGAAGGGCTTGTATTACGCCAATGACAATGGCGGTCTTAATAACCGCACGGCTTCATGGGATATTGAAGCCCGTTTAATTGACGATGACGGCGCGGCGCTGGGCGGGTGGTTTAATCTCGGATCAGAAAGCATCACAGACAACACCAACACGGCCATTCGTAACACATACAAATACACTGTTCCCGCTGGGCGATATGAAGTGCGCGGCATTCGCACCAATGCCAAGGATACCTCAGCGCGTGCTGGCAGTGATTTGAATTGGAATGCGCTTAAAGCCTATCTGGTGGGCGATGATCAGTTTGGTGATATCACGCTTCTGGCCATGAAGATGCGGGCAACGGATAACCTTTCTCAACGCTCATCTCGCATGGTCAATTGCATTGTCACGCGCAAATTAAAGATTTGGGATGAAGTGAATGGCTGGTCTGCACCGCAGGTCACACAATCTATCGCATGGGCATGTGCGGATATTCTTAAAAGCGCTTATGGCGGAAAATTGGAAGATAGCCGTATTGATCTGCAGGCGCTGGTGGCGCTTGATACTGTATGGAGCGCACGCGGAGATACATTTAACGGCGTATTCGACCGTAAACTCACCGTGTGGGATGCTTTGTCGCAAGTGGCACGCTGTGGCCGCGCTGTCGCCTTTTTACAGGGCGGTCTGGTACGGTTTGTCAGGGATGATCCTAAAACCCTCCCAGTGGCGCTGTTCTCGCCCCGTAATATCGTGAGAGGTAGTTTCAAGATCGACTATGTGATGCCAGGGGAAGATACGGCGGACAGTGTCACGGTTGAATTCTTTAACCAGAAAACATGGAAGCCGGATGAAATCACCGTCAGCCTGCCTGATAGCAGCGCAGAACAACCCGCCACGGTATCGCTTATCGGATGCACCAATAAAGATCACGCCATGCGTGAAGGTCTTTATATGGCTGCTGCCAATCGCTACCGCAGGCGCATGGTGAGTTTCAAAACGGAGCTGGAAGGGTTGATTCCAACTTACGGAGATCTCATCGCCATATCACATGACATGCCGCGCTGGGGTGAAGCCGGTGATGTGGTGGCATATGACGCGCCGTATTTAGAGTTATCGGAAAGCGTGGGCTTTGCCGAAGGCGATGCCCATTACGTTGTTCTACGGAAAAAAGACGGTTCGGTTAGCGGGCCGTGGCTGGTGACCGCTGGCGCACATGAACGACAGGTGGAGCTGGACGAAGAACTGGATTTCACACCCTACACAGGCAGCGAACAAGAACGCACCCATTTTGCCTTTGGCATTGGTGAGCAATGGGGCGTTTTGGCGCGTGTGAATGCTGTTAAGCCGCGCGGTGATCTTATCGAGATTGCGGCGGTGGTGGAAAACCCGCTGGTGCATATGGCGGATCAATAAACCCAATCAACAATAAAAAAATAGGAGTAAACAAATGTCCCTTGTCGAATGGGGCCTGCTGTTTGGCGTGCTTGCCAACGGTGTCGGTCTTTTAATTGCGCTGGTTAAGGTGGTCGCGTGGATTTCATCACATATTGCCACTATCAATGAGCGTCTCAACCACATTGAAAATCAGGTGAACAACGATATCACCGGTCGCAAAGTCGTCGGCGAAATGCGCCAAGACATCGCCGTCATCAAAACCCAGATCATCGACATTCGGGACGATCTGAAAGCTTTACGTACTCCCCTCAATTAACCTCAAATGTAA